GGACGTGGCTTTCAACCCGTTCGCATAGTTCACTAAGCGCAGCGCATCCACCGTTTGACGTGGGGTGTCCGTGTTGGCGTCCGTGAAGGTGGATGCGCTTTGCTTATCCACCCTACAAAACTGTGGTGGATGCGCTTTGCTTATCCACCCTACAAAACTTAGCCGTAGGGTGGATAAGCGCAGCGCATCCACCGTTTGACGTGGGGGTAGGACGTGGCCAACAATAACCTGAATTTAAGTATCACGCTGAGCGTTGACCGCCGTCAGGCTTTGCGTGAAATTGTTCAGGCACGCCAAGACCTGCGCAGCCTTGAGGTGCAATCGCGTGCCGCCACGCTTGCCACGTCGCAGGCGGCGCAGAACTTGCGCAACAACCCCGGCAATGCGGCGGCACAGCAAGCCTTTGACCGGGCGCGAGATCAAGCGCGGGCGCTGAATACGCAGTTGCAAACCCAGCGCCAGAACCTGCACACCTTGCAACAGCAAGCGGCGGCCACGGCGCAGGCCATAGCACGTGCGCAAGCACAGGCACAGGCCAATGCTCAGGCCAATGCCCAGCCCAATATAAACGCGCCTAACCAAAGCAGCGCGAACGACATCCCTGTTGCACACAGCGCACAGTCAAGAACCCGGCCAGCGGGCAGTCTAAACACCGATGCGTCCTCCGAGGCGGTGAATCGCCTCAATAATCAAATCCAGAACATGGGGCGTGTTACGGCGGCTTTCCTTGCCGTGCAGCAACTTTTCGCCCCTTTTGTGGGGCAAGTTTTCGCGCTGTCCGATGCCTACAGCAACATGAATGCAAGCCTGCGGCTCGCGGTCGGCACGAGCGGCTCTCTCGCCCAAGCGCACAGCGATGTAGCGCGCATTGCCAATCAGGCGCTAGCGCCACTTGCTGCAACAAGCAAGTTGTATGAACGCATTTCAGCCAGTACGCGGGATTTGGGTATTGCGCAATCCGATGTGGCAAAAATAACGTCCACCGTCACGCTAGCCCTCGCGGTGTCGGGTGCAAGCACCGCCGAATCAGGCTCGGCGATGTTGCAGCTCTCGCAGGCCTTCGGCTCGGGCGTGCTGCGCGGTGAAGAATTTAACGCCATTGCCGAAGCCGCGCCGCGCTTGTTGGACGTGTTGGCCACGGCACTCGGTCGCCCGCGTGGCGAGCTGCGCGCCATGGCTGAGCAAGGCTTACTCACCTCAAAGCTGATGGCCTTGGCCTTGCCGCAGGGCCTGAACCAGCTTGAGGCCGAGGCGGCCAGTTTTCCGCTAACCATTAGCGGCGCGTTTCAGGTTTTGAACAACAATATGATGCTGTTTATCGGCGGCATCAACAACGCCACCACCGCCACAGGCCAGCAATCGGGAATAATCAGCGGCTTTGCAAATTCAATTATTGCGCTCTCCAATAACATTGCCGCTGCCTCGGTGCTGGTGCTTACCGGTATTTTGGCTTGGGCAGCGGCCAAAATTCAGGCGGTACTCAAAACCCGTGCCGCCGAAGCCGCTGCTGCGCGGGCGGCGCTGATTGAAACGCGCACTCAAGCACTGGCACAGGCGCAAGCGGATGCAGCTCGCGCCACGGGATTTGCGCGTCATGCTGCACAAGAGGCCGCCTTGCGCGCACAAATGGCGCTCACGGCTGCCCAACAGGTCGCCACAGCTAATGCCGGGGTATTGGCTATGGGTCGCGTGGCTGCAGCCGGGCGTGGCTTGCTCTCGGTCTTGACGGGGCCGGTCGGGTTGGTGATCGGTATTGGGCTTGCGGCGGCCGCGTGGATTGGTTTCCGCGACGAAGGCACGGCGGCGATTGAGGCGGTGATTGCCAAACAACGCGAGCTGGAAGCAGTCAAGGCCGAGGGGGGTAAAAAAGGCGTGGTCGCCACCGAGGGCAATGCAACACTCATCAAGGATGTGCAGAATGCCGAGGCGGCGCTTGCGGCCAAAAGCGCAGAAATCGACAAGCAAAAAGGCTATCTTTTCGGCTCGCTGAATGATCAAAAGGAAGCCAAAAAACGCCTGCCCGGAGCACTCGAAGAACAACGCCTTGCCGCCGCCGCCCTAGGCAATGCGCAGCGTGCGCTTGAGGATGACGAGCGCACCAGGCAGGAGGCCGCTGGCAAAATCAAGGACGAACTCGCCGAAACCCAGCGCGCGAAAAGCCTTGCGGCGATCAATGCCAGTGGCAAGATTATGCTGCAAGTGCAAAACACCCAAACCGATAATGAGCTGGCGGCGCTGGACAAAAACGCCAAGGATTACGGTGCGAAAAAGCGCGCGCTCGACCAGCGAAAAATCAGAGACGAGATGGCCTACCAGCGCAAGTTGCTGGACGCAAAAAATCAGGAACTCGCCAAGGCCAAGCCCGAGGCGCGACAGGGGTTGCAGGTCGAATCGGCGGGCATTGCGGCGGATATAAACGAGCTAAATTCACAACTTACCCGCCCTGATTCAACGGCAGGCAAGGCCGCATCAAGCAAGGCGGGCGTGGGCGCAGGCCGACAGGATAAAAGCGCCGAGCTGGCGTTAAGCGCGCAAACCGAGCAGCTCAAATATGCGTATGACACGCGAAAAGTCAGCATTGAGACCTATTTCACGCGCAAGACCGAGCTTGAAATTCAACAGGCCAGCCTGGACAAAAAAGGCGCTGAATTTTCGACCGAGCGCAGCCGCATTGAACAGACCAACACGCGCGAGCGCATTACCGCGCAGGAGCAGCTTTTAAGCGCGGTGCAGGCGGTTGAGTACAAACTCAAGCAGGCCACCGGCACGCTGACCCCCGACGATGCGCAGGCCAAAATCGCGCGCGACTACCAAGAGCAGCGCGAGACCTTCGCAGCCAACGCCAACACCGAAGGCGTGGACTTGGTGGATAAGTTGATCAACGTCGAGGCGGCACGCGAACGCTTAAGCCTGCTGGAAGCCGCCTGGCGCGAGACCATGCAGCGTCTAAGCCAAATACAGGACAACCTTAAAGCGCAATTTGACGCGGGCTTAATCAGCCAAAACGCACTCAGTGAAGGGGTAGCGCAAGCCAGCAAGCAGGCCAGCACCGAAGCCGAACGCCTGCTGCCCAAGATGGAGGCCGAGGCGGTACAGATTAGCCCCAAGGCGGTGGGCGATGTGCGTGCATTAAGCACCGAGATGTTGCGCCTGAAAGCGGTGTCGGACGATGTGGCGGCGACGCTGAACACCCAGTTCAAAAGCGCCTTTGCCGATTTGTTTATGGACTTGACCAGCGGTGCCATGAGCGCGGGCGAGGCATTCAAGGCGTTTGGCTTGAGCATCGTCAAATCTATGCAGAACATCGTGGCGCAGAAATTCGCCGAGCATATTTTTGGTGCCGTCCTCGGCGGCGGATCGGGCGGAGCTGGCGGTGTGGTGTCAGCCGTGATCGGGGCTTTCACCGGGGGAGCCAAGGCCGAGGGCGGTTATGTCGCAGGGCCCGGCACGTCAACATCAGACAGTATCCCCACGCTTTTGAGCAATGGCGAGTACGTCATCAAGGCCAGCACGGTACAACAGTTAGGGGTGGGCTTCCTCGATAGCGTCAACTCCGGCGCATGGCAGCGCCGCGCCACGGGCGGGGTGGTGGGTAGCGCAGCGGGGGTGGGCAATATCATGTCATCCAGCATCAACACAGGTGGAGATGTGATCGTGAATGTGAATGTCGATGCCCAAAGCGGCGCGTCCAGCGTACAGACCGATGGTGGGCAGGATGCGCAACAAATGGCCGCACTCGGGCGCATGGTCGGGGCTAAGGTGCGCGACGTGTTAATGACTGAAATGCGCCCCGGCGGGCTGCTGGGAGCGCGCTAATGGAAACCTTTTTGTGGCGCGAATCCTACGGCTGTCGAGCCGAGCGCAAGCCGCGTGTGTTGGTCGCACGCTTTGGCGATGGCTACGAACAGCGTGTCGCGCAAGGTCTAAGGCCAGTCATTGAAGTATGGCGGATTGGCTTTGATATGACGGACGAAGGTGATGCACGAGTGATTGATGCGTTTTTGCAGCGCCACGCGGGTATCACCGCGTTTTTGTGGAATCCGCCCGACCGCACCGACAGCATCCGCGTTGTGTGCCGCGAGTGGACGCTGGAACACCCAAGCTTTGGCTTTTCCAATATCAGCGCTCAATTTGAAGAGGTAGCGTTATGAGTTCTCGAAACGATGCGCATGTTGGCGTGATGTCGGGCGTGGTGCATTTATTCGACTTCGACGCCTCTATCTTTGGCGCGGGGGTGCTGCGCTTTTCACCCGATGCCCCCAATGCCTTGGGACAGCCGATTGTGTTCGGCAATCAGGTGTATGACCCCTTACCCATGCAGGCGCAGGGCTTCGACAAAAACAGCGGTGGCTCGATGCCGCGCCCGATTATTCGTGTCTCCGCCTTGGGCGGCGTGCTGGCGCAGCTTGCCATGCAGTACAACGACTTGCTTGGTATGCGCGTAACACGCACGCGTGTATTCACCAAATACCTTGACGCGGTGAATTTCAGCGCAGGCAACCCGCAAGCGGATGCGAATCAATATCTTGACCGCGAAATCTGGTTTATCGAACGCAAGGCCACGGAAAACGAGCAGATGATTGAGTGGGAGCTAGCCTCGCCCTTCGACGTGCATGGCGTGATGCTGCCGCGCCGCCAGTACATTCAGGGCGTTTGCCCCTGGGTGTATCGCGGCGCGGATTGCGGTTACAGCGGTGGCGCAGTGGCCACGGAAAACGACGCACCCACCGCAGACCCGGCGCAAGACCGTTGTGGCAAGGGGCTGAACTCCTGCAGCCTGCGCTTTGGCGGCAGTGAATTGCCATTCGGCGGCTTCCCAGGCACGGGGCGTGCACGTTGATACTCCAACACACTCACACGGCAACACCCCACGTAGGGTGGATAAGCAAAGCGCATCCGCCGCGCCGCCCTGTGGTGGATGCGCTTTGCTTATCCACCCTACATGCCTACATGCCATTCGGCGGCTTCCCCGGCACGGGGCGTGCAGATGGCTATAAAGGTAAAACACAAGGTAAAACACGAGGTATATCATGGATTTAAGCCAACTGGTTGATGATGTCAAACGCCATGCCGAAGAATGCATGCCGCGTGAATGCTGCGGCCTTGCGCTGCTGAAAAAAGGCCGCCTGCTGTATCAGCCCTGCACCAACCTTGCGAGTCATGCCGGGCAGTTTGCCCTTGACCCCAAGGCGTGGGCGGAAGCCGAGGATGACCCTCACGTTACGATTGTGGGTGTGTGTCACTCGCACGTGTTCATTCCACCCGAACCCTCGGCGGCGGATCGTACCGAATGCGCTCGCTCCGGCCTGCCTTGGCTGATTGTGAATGTCCCCAATGGCGACCATGTGCAGCTTGAGCCGGATGCCAATGCCATAACCCCGCTGCTTGGTCGGGTGTTTGTACACGGCGTGCATGATTGCTACAGCGTGATCCGCGACTATTACAGCCAGCGCCTAGGCTTGGATATCCCCGACTTTGAGCGCGGTGATCAGTGGTGGTTGCACGGCGGCAACCTCTATCTTGATGGCTTTGAGCAGGCCGGATTTATGCGCGTAGACGACGCACCGCGTGCGCATGATGTGCTGCTGATGCAAGTGGCCTCGCCCGTGCCAAACCATGCCGCCATCATGCAGCCGGACGGCACTATTATTCAGCACTGCGCCGGGCGTTTGAGCAGCTGCGACGTGTACGGCGGCTATTGGCAAAAAGCCTGCACTCATGTGCTGCGGCATCAAAGCCTGCTTGAGGTGCGCGCATGACCACCGTCAAGCTTTACGGCCATCTTGGGCAAGCCTTCGGGCGCGAGCACCAGTACGCCGTGCGCACCCCAGCCGAGGCCATGCGCGCCCTCATGGCGACCCTGCCGGGCTTCCGCGCTTACCTGATTAAACATTCCGCGCCGGGTTACAAGGTATTGACCGCCGAGGGCGCGCAAACACTGGACACCATGAGCTACCCGGCGGGCGGAATTATTCGCATCGTGCCTGTGGTCGCAGGCGCGGGCAAGGGCGTGACCAGCCTGCTGCTTGGTGTGGCGCTGGTGGGCGTGGGGTTGTTTTTAACCGGCGGCACGGGCTTGACCCTAAGCGCTGCGTGGGCAGGCGGTGCTTCTACCACAATAGGCTTTTTTGCCACTAATATCGGTATCGCCTTGGCTTTGGGAGGCATTGCGCAAATGCTCTCGCCGCAAGCGCGTACCGAGAGCTACGAAGCGGGCGAGAACAAGCCAAGCTACATGTTTAGCGGCGCAATCAACACCAGCGCCCAAGG